TTCTGCAAGACCATTAATTTTACCATTACCATTTAATGTTACTCTTCCAATTCCTTTTGGTGTTAAATTTAAATCAACATTAGTGTCTGTACCTGTTGCTGATAAGTTTGGAGCATTACCTGTTGCAGCATTAGCTACAGTAAATTCATTAACTGCTGATGCAGTCTTAGAAAAAGTAATTTGCTCATTTCCTGAATCGTCTTGAATACCAGTAGCAGTATCAAATTGAATGGCTTGACCATTAGTGTCTAATGCTGCTGCTAATTGTGGTGAATAGTCATTTACTAATGCACCAATATTAGAGTTAACAATATTAGTTCCATCTGAATAAACAATCTTAGTTGTTTTTTCATTAGTTGCAAAAGATACTCCAGTTCCTGAAGAAGTTTTTACAGTTACTGTTTCAGTTCCACCTGTGCTATTTTTAATTACATAATATTTTTCAACACTGTCTGGCATTGTAACAGTGCAAGCTCCTGATGGAGTTCCAGTAATGTCAATAACCATATTTTTTCCATTTGATTGAACACCATTAGAAAAAGTTAAAGTACCAGTTGTTGTAGAGTTTACTGAAAGAGTTGTGTAACCAGCGATTGCTTGTTGTAAAATATTTAAATTTGTATTAGTGATGTCGCCCCATAAACCGGCTTTTTCACCAGTGACCATTAATTCTAGTTTTAGGTCTTGTGAGTAACTTGATGCCATAATTTTTATCCTCTTGTTTTGTTTTTATAAAATTTAAGCGGCTGTGTCAATAATATTCCAAGTAACACTAGAACCGGTATTTACAATCTGCCAAGATTGTACATTAATGCTGTTAACAGAAAGTGTCAAGCCTATTCCTGTAGGGAATATTTTTGCCGAAGCACCTGCTACAGCTGTTCCTACACTAGAATTTAACTGTTGTCCAGTAACATTTGCAAAAGTTACTGCGTCTAATTCTGCTGTTCCTTGAGCTATATTTAACTGTTGACCTGTTAAAACTCCTGTATTTGCATTTGCAGTAACTGTTCCTAAACCTAGTCCTACAGTCATTCCGATACCTGTAACTGTAGCATCTGGACTAGGATCTACTATACCTTCGGCTAATGATAATTCTATTCCTGATACAGCAGCGAATGTTTTAATATCTACATCTGTAACTGAGTTTCCACCCCATTCTGTTGTAGAAGCTCCCCATTCATCTTGACCCCAAGTTTCTTGAACACCTGAAGTTACACCTAAACCTAAATTTGTATTTGTTAATTGTACAGAAACCCAAATACCTTCAGCACCCCATACTTCTGTTCCCCATCTATCTCTGCCCCAACCTTGTTCGTTGTAAACAGTTAAAGAACCTAAACTTGTATTTAATTGTTGACCAGTTACTTCTGCATCAGGAGCTGGATCAAGTGATCCTAAATTTGTAGCTAATTCTAATCCTGTTGGAAATACTTCTACTGCTATATCTATACCAAGAGAAGCTTGAGAAATATTTAATTGTTGTCCCGAAACATTTATCTCTTGATTGATTGCAATGTTAACGCTTGATTCACCGCCCCAGCGTGTGTTGTACGCGGACCAAGCTAATTGTCCAAATCCTACATCACCATGTGCGACAGTTATATTTTGTTGTTGACCTGTAAGAGTAACATCTAAAGCACTTTCACCCCAGTTTTCTGATCCCCAGAAATCTGAACCCCAACCTTGATTAGGATATGAATCAACTGAATTTAGAGCAATATTATTTTGTACGCCTGTAACTTGTTCTGTTACATTCGCTTGATCTCCAAAATTACCTTCACCCCACTTAAGCGAGCCCCAAGTATTGGCCATAGGAAGCTACCTCCCTATTATGCGTTACCAATTCTTAGAATTGCTGCTGAAGTTGTAAATGCTGGGAACTGGATTGTAAAAGTTCCTGAAGTTGCTGTTTTGTCTGCACCAAAATTTAATACTGCAACTGCCTTGTTAGACGATGAAGTATTATAGATTAGAGCACCTCTAGCTGTCAATGTTACACCAGTAAAAGACAAATCAGAGAATGTTACAATTGCAACACCTGATGCAACTGAAGTACTTGGATTTGGTTTTACTAATGCTCCACCACCTTGAGTATATTGACCAGAGTTAGGAACTTGATTTCCTGTACTATCTCCTGGATAAACTGTAGTTGATGAATTTAATGTTGCAGCGGAGGTATACAAAGCAAGTTTAAAAGTATCACCAGAAGCACCAACTTGAAATTTGTGTTCACCTTCTAGCAACTCTTTTTTAAAACTATTTGCAACTGCTTGTGTTATAGCCATTTGTATTACTCCTTATTATGTTTGTCGAAGTCGAGGTGAACCATCTTGATATTCATCTCTTCTTCGTCTTCCCATTTGTTCAATTGAGAATCCTTTTGCAGCTTCTGCATATCTTTTCTCATAATGCTGAATCATGTCCGCCGGACCTTTTAAAAATCCATAAGCTTCGATTAAGCATGCATACAAAAGTCCGTTGGGAAATTCCTTACTTAAGTACGTTTGTGTATTACTAGCCGATAATCCAGCTGGTTTCAAGATATAATTTATCTGCATGTTATAATTTTGATCTGGTGTTGGTGCTATCACAATAGTGTTTTCATCCCAATAGCTGTAGTATTTAGGTACTCCTTGTACTCCTGTTGGATTATATTCTGATATAAAACTGGTGTCTCTATACTCTAAAAACTGCCTACTTGAGTTATTTGCACCACCAGTAGAGTTAGTGATTTGGCAAGATCTAATGATTAATGTTTCATCATTAATTAATGGTGTATTTACATATCTTTGACCTGCAACAATATCTGCCTGTGCATATTGTCTATTATTATCTGAATCTATTTCTCTTAGAATTTTAAATTCAGCATCTGAAATAAAACCATTAACGATAGTTGAAGTAAATACATTTGAATCTACCTCACAATAATCTCTAATCTTTGTTACTAATTCTGCGTATGTCATTATGCTTGTAGGTTAACCGGACCAGCCGAGCAACCATTTCCTCCTCCATTTACATTTCCATTTGAAGCTGTATCAGAGCTTTGAAAATAAAAATAATTACTTGTTCCTGATACATTACCACTAGAATCTATTTTGCCAACCGTAATTGTAAAACCAGATGCATTTGATATATCTGATACTCCATCAAAAGTTGGAACATTATAAAATCCAGTTGGACTTGTTGGTCCTCTAAATCTAACTACGTCTCCGGATGATCTACCATGATTTGGTGAATAAACATTAACATAAGTATTTCCAGAATATTTAATTGTTTGAAAAGGATTTGGATTTAATAAAATTAATACTGGTGGTTCTACTCTTTGAGGTCTAGCTTTTGGTAAACCTTGTCCATCTGCTTGCACAGGTTTTGGTTCTAACTGTGGATGTTTAGGATCTACTTCTGAATAGTGAACAAATAAACCATCCCATTGAGTAACCATTTCATTATAAGGAAATGCTTGACCACTTTGGTCTGATATTGCTTGTGCGTATTTTCCTCTAGATAGTGTAGCCATATTAAATATTTGGGTAATAAGTTTTTGGACTAATAAACGTACTACTAGGAGATCCATCATTTGCTAGAGCTCTTTGTAATTCATCTTCGTATAATAATTTTAATTCTTGAGTTCTTTGTGGAGCTTTTTTAATCGCTAAATAGTAAGCAAGGCCAGCGCACATACAAGGAACAAATCTATATGGAACATCTGTTGCATTTGTATAAATACCAACATCTTGAATTCTTTTTACATAATAGTAATTTAATAAATTACCTGCTTGAGAAGACCCAGGTGTTGTATATAAAGTAATAGTAACTCTATCTATAAATCTTTGAACAAAATATTGTGTTGGTTGTCCTGTTGCTAATTTATTTGAAAAAGCTTGATAAGCAGATCTGTCAATTTTAGTTAATGGAGTATCAATTGGATTAGATGGAGTTGAATTATTTCTGTAAGATGCTTCTAATACATCATCTACACCATAAACTGCAGTAGCATCTGAAGTTCCATCTGCTGTAGAACGATACATTGTATAAACATTTTGTCCATCAACTAATGTAATATTGTTACTTGCTACTTCCCAATAATGTAAACCTCTATTAGCCCACTCTTGAAAAAGAATGTTTAAAGATCTTCTAGCAGATTTCATATCAAAACCTGCATTAGGATATAATCCTATTCTTTCATAAGCTTCTTCTATAATTTCATCTATAGAAAAATTCTTATCAAAAGTATATGTACCGGAAGTAGTGTTAGCCATCTAACCTCCTATTTATCTAACAATATAGTAGCAGCTACGTCCGCACCAATTGCGTTTACAGTCATAAAACCTTTAAATAAAATTCCATCTTCTGGAATATTAAATGCAAAGATATCACCTGCAGGACAACTTGTTATAAATTGAGTTCCATCGGTATCTTGTAAAGTAATAGATTGAGCAGTTGTAGAATTTGTGTTTTCTACAATAATTCCTCTTAATCTAGTTCTTCCTGCAAATACAGATCCTGTTCCAGTTACTCTTACCGCTTTAACATCTGATTTCATTTTTTAATATCTCCTAAATTTTAGGAGCTCCCGAAGGAGCTCCATTAATTATTTAATTTATTTGCGCTTCACCGGCTACAGCATTGTCTACTACTGTATATGTAAACACACCTGTAACAGTTCCAGTTCCTGCAGTAGCACCTACCGAAGCCGCTACTGTAGCGTTAGCTGGTATACCACCTGCTACTACTAAAGCACCATCTGCTCCTTTAATAGAACCTTTAGTTACTGAAGCTACTTCATTAAAGAAACCATCTACATCCGCTGTTGTTCCAATATCTACAGTTGATCCTGCTCCTGATGATGGAACTATTACTGTAAAAGAAACAGGTACAGCACCTGCTGGTAATACAAAAGTTTTCCCTGCTGTTGCTGATGTACCAATTCTAACTGGTGTTAAACTAACTGCGGCTGCAGCAGCATTAAATGAAATGATTTCAGATAATACTACAACACCTGGTGTTGTTACTGATTTGTCTTGTCCTCCGTGAGATCTTACGATTCCTTGGAATGTTGTTGTTGCCATGATTATATCCTCCTAGTTATTTCTACATAGTCTCTAGGCTGTCGACTATACTCGTCTATGCAGAATATTTTTATGTATAGTAGTTATTGTATAGACTAAATTTTAGTGAAGTGCAAGATATCCTTATCAGGAAAACGCATTCCAGCGATAAATAGCTTGGTTTACTTAACCAGCTATAGAAAATTCAGGAGCAGCGGATTCTATTTTTGCTTTATGTAAAGATTCTTTAGCTTCAGCCACTTTAATATGACTGATAACTTCTTTAATCTTTTCATCAATCCTAACCATATTAATGGTATATATACCATTATCAATATGGTCTTGCTCCCACTCTAACTCAAGCGATCTTTTTGTCTTGTAAAGATCCTTGATGTGATTGTTCTCCATTTACAATCTCCTCGTAGGTTAAATGACACACTCTTGAAGAGGTACCATTAGGAGTAAACTTTATATCTTTTTTTCCTATTTTGTCAAGGATAGCTGCTTCAATACTTTTAGGGGTATCTACAGCGTCAATGTTAAAATTAGTTCTGTATCCGTATGCGTTGATTTTTACTAAGAATTGTTTCATCATGGTTCGTCCTTTCTATCAAAAAGAAAGGCCCCAGTAAAGGGGCCTTCCTAAGA